CATTATTATCGTCGTATTATCATTATCGTATATTGTATGCTTGCTTGATTTGTAATCGTATTAACAACAAAAAGGAGACCCACTTGGGTTGAATTTTTTTATTTTTCAGTGTCATTTGAAATACTCTCGAGAGTCGCCGTTTTACAAATCCCATAACTTCGACGATGCCATTCACACATACCGTGCTCGCGAATCCCCGCCAAATGATCTTTGGTTCCATATCCTTTGTTGCTACGCAGTTTATATCGAGAGTCCAGAAGGGGGTATGTATCGCACAGTTCATCGATATATTCATCCCGGGCGACTTTAGCTAAAATGGACGCGGCCGCAATAGCAATATAGGTATTATCGCCCCCTTCCACCGTCGTATGGGGGATTTCAACGACTGTTTCGGAGTCTTCGTCATACATCGTATAGGGAACAAAATCATTGCCATCCACCAACAAAAACACGTCGCGGTGCGGAACCATCGCCGGGCACTGATTGGACAATTGGGCAATACATTGGGCGCAGCACTCCCGCATGGCTTTCAGGACGGCTTGGCGAATATTGATGGTATCGATCACGTCTTCGGTAATATACTGGATATGCCACGCCGTCGCATGCTCTTTGATGTGGTCGGAAATCTCTCGAATTTTTTTGGGGGAATGGAATTTTTTACTGTCTTTGATTTGGTCATATCGAATGGCGGGATTGTCCACCGGCATCACGACGCCGGCGACGTAGAGACGGCCAAACAGAGGTCCGCGGCCGGCTTCATCGACGCCGATTTCCCAGCGGTGCGACGCATCAAATGCCTTTTGTAATATACGCGATGACTTGGGTCTATTTAGCGATTCGGTAGTAGTGTTGTTCGAGGTTGCCATCTTTATTGGTTTCTAAAATGAGAATGTCGAGAGTATTATAAATGGATATGTTCTTTTCGGTTTATCTCATTTCGGTTTATACGATAAAATAATCCAATTATAGAATATAATGCCACTACTTTTATTTTTTCTTATATTGCTGACATTAACACTCTCGATTCTCTTCGGAAACGCAATCCAACGATGGACGTCGCCTCGTTCCGAAGGTATGGAGGAACCCGTCCGTACGGAAGGATTCATCCAGTTTCGGTCCGACCTTGAAAACGGCAATATTGCAACCATACCCTACTATTCCGGGACAAACGCAATACATAAACTACACGATACCATCTACTATGACTCCCGCAACGGCTGCGTAGTTGTCTTGGACGGAGAGCAGTTTGTACATAGTCCCGATATGACCGGAAACACGATTTCTAATGTAACCACATATGACCGAAATGGCACCAATCTCGGCAGCACTAATGTATCTTCCCCTCCCGCCAGTTCATACCAATCTACCGCCAGCGCCATACCGTCTCTCGTGAGTAGCTACAAGACGTTTTACGTGGTCGCCAGCACCAACAATGGCGAAGACAAATACGAGATGATTTATATTCCATGGGGTCTCGAGACCTTTATTCATATCATCGAACTGAAGGTTCAATCCGTTACAGTGAATCGTCATAAACATACGTACTATTTCAATTCGAAGGGCGAACTGGTAAAGACGGCGGACGATAATTTTGCCGTATCGTATACAACGCCGAACTCCAATATTAAATCATTGGCCCGGCAAGTACCGCAGGTCGATAACAATAACAACGCGTATACTTTGATAAACAACTACTCTACCACCGCCAAATTGTTCCAATTATCTACTAAATTACACTATGATCCAGCGAACGGAAATATGGTCGAAATGGTCGACAGTCCGTCTCAACTAAACATCTATAGTCGCATTTCGTCCGGTCAAACCACTCCAAACATTACCCCGGTTTCATCCGGAACAACGGCCAGCGCACAACCGACCACTATTGCGGAAATAACCAGGTTTGCTGCGGGAGTATTTGACACCAACAATGACCCTGCGTTCACTATATTGTATATTTCGGTTGGAAAACGCACTGTCATGGCTTCTCTCTACATGACTGGTAAGCAAGATTTAGACATTCGCAATGTCGCGCGATTCAAAGAAACCGGCACTCTGGATACCGGTTCAACCAGTTCATACTCCGGTATTGGACCCGACCATACGAGTTATGCTGGGGGCGACACTACGACCGACCCCAATAAGCAATTCTTGGATTTATTGTCGTTTCTCCAAGGCACTACTGCCGGAGCGCCATACCCGTTCGCCAATGATTATATGCTCAAAACCCAGATTGTCCCACCCGTCTGCCCATCTTGTCCCGCCTGCCCCAATACGGGTGTATGTACCAACTGCGGCGGAAATGGCGGTTCGGGAACAAAGGGGGTTGAATCCGACGGCAAGCGCGACGAAAACGGCAATCTGTTGTATAGTGCCGGAAGCGGGGCGACCAGTCTGGTACGTGATGCCGGAACTGGCGCCACCAGTTTAGTCCGCGATGCTGCCACGGGTGCGGCCGGATTGGCCAAAGACACCGTCGGCGGGGCCGTTGGATTAGCCAAAGAAACTGTCGGTGGGGCCGTTGGATTAGCCAAAGAAACTGTCGGTGGGGCCCTCGACATCGCCGAGGACGCAGGAAGTGGTGTGCTGAATGCTTTCGGCAAAATAAATCCCACTGTAGTCAGCGACCCGAATATTGGGTCATCCGGAAGTGGTTCATATAGACCCAGTGGACCAGCAGGATACTCGGGCCCCTCTTTATCCAGCCGTGGTGGAGCTGACCCATTGTCGTATTATGGAGCGGTTCCATCCAAAGGAAATTCCAACTTTATTCCGATAACGGCCGATTTCAGTAAGTTTGGACGGTAAGTTTGGACGGTAAGTTTGGACGGTAAGTTCGGACGGTAAGTTCGGACGATATAGCATAATCTGGATTCATAGAGAGTTTTACTCTCTACGAATAGACAATACCCAAAAACATAAATAAAGAATAGAGAGTATTTTGTCAAATGGCGACGATGGATATTACCCGGTTTCTGGATCGAACACAGACCGAAATCCAAATCAAAGACTTATTGAACTCGTTCTCGACCAATGTCAACGACGTCAATTTCAAGAAGGGAATATACGTCTATGGTTCTCCCGGATGCGGAAAAACGCAGTTTGTAATGCGGATTTTGAAAGAGCTCGACTACGACGTCATCAAATATGACGCGGGAGATGTCCGCAACAAGACCATGATCGAGACCATTACCAGCAACAACGTATCCAACTGTAATGTGCTGAATATGATGAAAGGGAAAAAACAGAAAATCGCGATTGTGATGGACGAAATTGACGGGATGAATAGTGGCGACAAAGGGGGCATTACGTCGCTCATCAAACTCATCCGCCAGAAAAAAACGAAAAAACAACGGCTGGAACACGTTACTCTCAATCCGATTGTATGTATCGGCAACTATTTCGTCGACAAGAAAATCAAGGAATTGATGAAGGTCTGCCACACATTCGAACTGAAATCGCCTACGATTCCCCAAATACATGCGATCATGCGAGAGTTGATGCCGAATATCCGCGACCCGGCATTGGTGAAGGACATTCTCGCGTATATCCAGAACGATATCCGCAAACTGTATGTAATCCACTCTCTATATGTCAAATCGCCGGAAGTCATAACACACGATATGATACGCAATATATTCCATGCCAAATCGTACAATGACGATTCCAAACGGATTATTCACAAGTTGTTCGAGAGTCCCGTTTCGATCCAAGAACACAATACGTTTATGAACGAAACCGACCGCACCACCGTTGCGCTGCTATGGCACGAGAATGTGGTGGACAAGCTGGAGAAACTGCCACGGAAAGACGCATTCCCGTTCTACCTAAAAATGCTACAGAATATGTGTTTCGCGGATTATATCGACCGTATTACCTTCCAGAACCAGATTTGGGTATTCAACGAGATGAGTTCGCTCATCAAGACGTTCCACAACAACAAACTATTCCACGACAAATTCCGCGATTTAGCAACCACGGCCAAAGCGACGACGGATGTGCGATTCACCAAAGTGCTGACCAAATACTCGACGGAATACAACAACCTGATGTTTGTGTATATGCTCTGCCAGGAACTCGACATGGATCGCGCGGATATGATTGCGTTTTTCCAGGAACTGCGGCTGTTTTATGGGAAGGAGTTCTTCAATAAGACCGACCGACTGTCCGACGCCGAGAAGATTTTCGCCGATACGGACATCACCAAACTGGATATAAAGAGAGTATACCGGTATTTGGACAAAAACGTCAAGCGCGACGTGGCGGGCATTCCCGACGAAGAAAGCGACGACGAAGTTGAGGGGTAGAATGGTGTATATGTATGTTTTGTAAATATAGATAAAAATAGATAAACGTATTATATGTATTATTATACATATCAATGCCAATCAAATACGCTGAATTGACTGTTATACACGACAAGGCCGACGCCGGACTGTTTTCGGCATTGTACGAATGGTTCGGCAGAGAGCAATACATGACTCCCGATTCTACTCTGGTGTTTTTGTTTGACGACGGCGAAGTCTACGACAAAACGGGAGTCCGGCCAGAAACGCAATACGAATTTACCTATTTGTCGGCTCTCCGCAACCACTATCCTGCATTTTTTAAAAGGAAACGTACACAAACACCGACGTATTTTTATAAAGAGCCAATCCAGATAGACGGTGTTTCCCGTTTGGATTTCACCCAGTTATTTTCCAAGTCTGCCACCACAAAACACGTTCCATCAAGATATAACTGTGTGTATAATGCCCTGTCGTGTAGATTAATGTCTGGTCGTGTGGATTTTAATCCACAGACCAGCATATATGGCAAGACGGGAAGATTGATGCCCCTGGGCATCAATCCCCCCGTACAGACATTAAGGCATATAGGGGACGACGAGAATAGGCATAAATACCGTGACCTAACTTCGCGAAGGGATATATTTGGTATATTACGCCTTCAATCCAATGAGTACGCACCGCGATTCAGTATCGCATACGAGAGCGACGAATTTACAAAAGAAGAGGTGATGGACATCACGTGGAAATTGTTTTTGGGCGACTCGTAGATTCGTCTTGTCATATATGCTGGTCTGTGGATTTTTTATCCCACACGACCAGGAACCGACCCACAAAATTGAATTGTTTTTTATTGTCTAATGTGGAAGACAACTTTATGAAACGC